GCGTGCGATGGCGGCAGTGGACGGATGCATGGAGTGAGGCTAGATGCCGGTCACTCCGTCATGCGGGAGCATCCATGGATCGGTGATAAGCCCGAAGCCAACGCGCCGCTGTGGAATAGCTGATCTCCCATACCGCGACGGTGTGATCCAGCGTCAAGCGGGATGCAGGCAACGAATCCGCCCATCGCACGAAACGAACGAAGAGCTCGACGCGAGATTGGGTATGTGATTGGTCAGTAACCGATCCCAACATGAGATTTCACCTTGGCTTCGGCGCGTCGGTGTGCCAGGTCATGCCTGAGCCTTCCGCTGCGCCCGTTCCTCGCGCTTGACCTGCCGCTTGAGCCGTGCCAGTTCGCCTTGTAAGCGACGCACGAACTTGTCGGCCACGTCCAGCGGCATCGTCTTGTAGTCGGCGCCCATGAACACCGCCAGCCGGTCGCCAATGATGGTTACCTCGGGCTTGGTGGGGTGGGTCATCCCATCACCTCGATCTCGATCCACGCACCCGGAGCCTCCAGCGCGCCGCGACCCTCGCTTGGGTAACGTTTCGCCAGCAGCCCGTACTCGACCACCCTCGCGTCATCCTTCCAGACCCCTGCGGCGGTCAGCGCGTCCTCCGTGGACCGCGCCAGTTTCGACAGGTCGGGCGTGCGCATCGGCCACGTCTGCCGGCGCTTCGGCGCACTCGCCGGCTTCGGAAGGGTGAACACCATGTGCAGCCGCAGCGGGCAATCCAGCGGCGCACGCAGACCGCGCACGATCTCCGCCGCAGCCTTCACGTCCTCGCGCCACGGCTTCACCTTCTTGCTCGACTCGACCATGACCCCGTGGCCGCCCTTGATGCCCATGAAGCGCTTGGAGCCTTGCGGACCGGGGATGCCGTAGACCTTGATGACCATCCTTTCGGCATGGACTTCGTTCCGCGAATCGCTGTCGTCACGCTCCGTCACGCGCGCGATGTGGGCGAATTGGGTGGTCATCGATCCCCCTTATTCCACCACGCTTCGGTGGTTTTCTGGTGGCGTGCAGGGAAGCCACGCGGTCGCGATGGCTGTTCCGGCTCAGGCTCGGGCAAAAGGTCGTCGTAGTCGTCCAGACGCATCTGGTCGTAGCGGTTGCGCAGGTACACGCGTTCACCGGTCTTGATATCGCGGCCCTTGCCAATGGAAACCTCGACGATGCCGCGCAGGTGCGTTTTCGGATCGTGGTAGTCCTCGCGATGCAGAAACAGCACCACGTCGGCTTTCTGCTCGATGTCACCGCTTCCGCGCAGGTCCGTCATCGTGGGTCGTTTATCGCTGCGATCCTTGAGCGCGCGGTTGAGCTGAGCGAGCACGACGACGGGACAATTGAATTCCTTGCCGAGTGTCTTGAGCCCCTGCACGTTGCGCCCGATGGCGCTCGCTTCCTGCTTCGGATCGTCGATCGCCATCTCATGCAAGTGATCCACCACGATCAATCCGATGGGCGATTGCAGATGGGCGCGACGTGCGCGAGCCTGCAATTGCAGCAGGCTAAGTGCCGGCGTGTCGTCCACCAGTAGTGGCGCATCGTTGAGCATCGCGACTGCGTTCGACACCCGATGCCATGCGGTGTCGTCGTCCACCGGTTGCATCAGCCAGTCATGGTCGATGCCGCCGAAACATGCCACCGCGCGACGCATGACCTGTTTTTCGGTCATCTCAAGGCTAAACATTGCGGTGCGGATGCCTCGCATCGCGGTGGCCGCTGCAAGCTGTCCACCCATCACGGATTTGCCCATGTTCGGGCGTGCCGCGATCACGATCAGCTCGCCCGGCTGGAAGCCATGCGTGAGTTCGTCGAGACGATGCCAAGGCGTCGGCATACCCATCACCGCGTCGCCGCGCTGATAGCGTTCCGTCAGATCCTGGAACCACCGGCTCAGCATCGGCTTCGCGGCCTTGAGTCCTCCCCGCTGCTGCGTGGCCTGTAGCTTCGAAATCGCCTGCATCGCGTCGGATGCCACCAGGCCCGATTCTGCGCCACGCATCCATGCGGCTTCGGTCAGCCTGGTTCCGACGTCGATGGCGCGCCGCAGCCTCGATTTCTCTGCCACGATTTCCGCATACGCGACGATGTTCGCGGCGCTCGCCGTGTTGTTCGCCAGTTCGATCAGATAGGCGCTGCCACCGATCAGGTCTGCGATTCCGTTGGTGTCGAACCAGTCGCCCATCGTGACCGCATCGCACGCCGCGCCAGGTCGGTTCGCCAGCTCGTTGATCGCGCGGAAGATCAGGCGATGGTCGCGACGGTAGAAGTCATCTTCGGTGAGCCAGTCGGCGATCTTCGCCAGCGCCTGCGGGGTGAGCATCAGGCCACCGAGCACCGCCTGTTCCGCGTCGATGGCGTGCGGGGGAATGCGTAGCGCTTCCACATCGGCTGGCACGCGTTCGGGCTGCAGTTGCGCGTTCATGCCGCAGCCCTCCGAGCCTGTTCACCGGTCGTCGTGAGTTGGCACGAGCCATCCGGGGCGAACCACCAGAGCTTGAACCAGTTCCCACGCACCGCGTTGCGGTAGTGCGCTCGCCAGTCGCGCTGCAGCTTGCCGCGCTGGCGCATGTCCTCGCAGAACCGTAGCCAGCTGAGTTCGAGGAAATCCACAGGGATGCCCGTCTGCCGTGCGTAGTCGAAGATCGGATCGTGGACAGGGATGGCGTCAGCATCGCCCAGGGTGGCGAGCCACGTATCGAGCTTCACTGCCGTGCGTTTTGCAGGCTTGGGCGTGGGTGTCGGCGGTTCGCCCGGTGATAGCTCGGCAGGCGCCGTTGGTTTCTCGCGCTCTTCCGCTCTTGATGGGTTAATGGGTATTGGGAGATGGGTAGCCGTGCCACTCGCGTCTCGTCCCCGTACCGTCCCTTCGTGTGTCCCTGTTCCTGTCCCGGTATTTGTCCCATGGGACGAGACGCGGGACAGCATCAACTCCAATTCTTCAATGGCAGTATCAAATGGCGGGACATGCCCATGTTCCCGCAAGGCTTCGAACAGCTCCGCGCGGCGCGCACGATAACGACGCTTGCGTTCGGTTTCGTGCCGCTTCCGATCCTCGGCATCGCCTTGTGCGTCCTGGTACTTGGAAATCTCCTCGTCGCATCGCTTGTGATGCCATCCGTCACTTTCCAGAACGAAGAACTCTTCCAAAACGGTTTCGACTGCTTCCTTCTCTTCGCGGGAGCGTGCGCGCGCGAAGCGTTGGATGGCCTTGAGTTCAACAGGCAGTGGCGATTCGGTGTTGTAGTACCGGCGCATCAGCCGACCATAGATGCCGTCCTCGCACGCCGTGAGGTGCGAGGTGGCTTTGTCATAGTCGCCGATGTGCAGCTCGAAATAGTTCACGCAGCGCCCCGCATGCGTCGTTCCATCCGCGCCACCTGTTCCGTCGACCGCTCGCTGATCGCCCGACCCATCTGCTGGAAGAAGTGCGACGCCTTTGCCTTGTCGCCGGCCACGTAGGCTTCCTTGCAGGCCTTGGAAAGGCGAGCAATCTCGCGCTCGTGCAGCCAGTCGCGGAGTCGTTGGATCATGCCTGCCCATCCAGCGTGCGGTTGTGCTTGTGGTAGTCGCGTTCCGCCTGTTCGTAGGCGTTCCGGGCTGCGTTCTCGCGCTTGAGCTGATCGATGCCGTAGCGCGCCCACTTGACCAGCTCGGGGTCGTTGTCGAACGGGATCGGGTCCAGGTCGCCGTTGTCGGAGATGCGCTTCATGCGATCAGCCTCCCTTGGCGCTGCGCATCTTCGATGCGGCGGCAGGCGATGTCGAAATACGCCGGTTCTCGCTCAATGCCGATGAAGGAGCGGCCTAGCCCCATTGCGGAAACTCCGGTCGAACCACTACCCATGAAGGGGTCAATGATTGACGCGGGGTCGCCGGCCTGGCCGATGCACCACTTCATCAGTGCGACGGGTTTCTGCGTTGGGTGAACAGCTCCGTCCTGCGCGATGGCGGCGCGGTTCAGTGTGAAAACGCGCAGCGCACCAGCCTGCGATGTCCACGCGAGCTCTGCATCTGCCTGGTCGATTCGTTGCCCCTTGTCCCACACCAGCCACTTGCTGCGCGGCGGCAGAATGTCGGCGAAGTAGTTGCCCCCCCACACCACACAAACGGCGCCAGCTGCCTGCACTAAACTCATCAATCCGCTGTCAGGGCGCTCGGCGTCCCACCCGCGAAACTCATAGCCTTTATGCCCGCCGTGGCTGGACGTTGATTGCGGCTTGCCGTCGCGCTTAATCCCATATGGCGGATCAGTAATCACCGCGTCCGCCTTGGGCAGCGTCGGCAGGATTTCGCGGCAGTCGCACAGGTACAAAACGGCATTGCCGATCGTCTCGACGCGCATCAGTGCTTGCTCCTGCGCAGGTCGTAGCGATAGCCGCCGTGGGCATCAGCGAAGTCGCGCTGCGCCTTGCGGGACGGGAGTCGGTGCCAGTGCGTGCCGTTGACGGCGCGAGGCGTGAAGACGAGCCACTGCGTGGGCGGGAGGGTGGGTTTCATGCGGCCCTCCCGTTCAACGCATCGGTGAGCACGCGCACCTTCATGCGCTCGGCGTCCAGCTGTTCGCGGGCCTCGCGGAGGTGGCGTTCGGTTTCGGATTCCAGGGGGCGCAGGCTGGCGGGATCGAAGCCTAACCGCAGCAGCAGCCAGACGAGCGGCGCGTGATTGCCGCAGCGCTGCATCAGCCGCACAAGCTGTTCGCCGTTGGGCGCGTTCTGGCCGGTTTTGCAGCGCGACCACACCGCATCCTGCATGCCGACATCTGCGGCGACGATCTTGTCCAGCAGCCCGGATTTGCTCGCGCAGTACGTGAGCACGGCGCCCCATGATTGCTGGCGTTCCACGTCCGCTACGTCGATGACGACGGGCTGGCCGCGCATGGGTAGGTCAAGCTGGGTCGTGATCGATGACTCGCGTTGACCAACGCCATGCGCGGACGATTCGACCCCATGAACACGCGATGCGCACATGGGTTAGACCGCCTCCCCTTCCTTCGCGGGAGCGGGGCCGAAGATGTCCGGGCGCAACAGTTGAAGGTATTGGCGTCGCGCGCGCGGGATGCCTGTCTTGCGCCACTCGCTCACGGATGGGGATTTCACTTCGCAGATGCGAGAAACCTCGACCGTCCCACCGAGCGCATCAATGATTTCGGAATCAGCATGGTTGACGTTCATGTGCGGAATATAGGTTCTCCTATACTCCCTGTCAATAGCCATACCTATAGCGCGGAAGGATAGGCTTACCTAATGCTTCCGCCTTGGGCTCAACGAATCTTCGACCTGCTAACGGCCGATCCGACCAAGACCATCACCGGCTTGGCCCGGGCGTGCGGGATCTCGCAACCTTCCGTAAGCAACTGGTTCGGGAAAGGCACCCCCACAAAGATGATTAGCGGAGACAACCTGGTTGCAGCCGCCGCCTACTTGAACATGAGCCCCGAGTACATCATGACCGGTCGTCAGGCCGCGCCGTTGAGCGAATCTCATGTTGTGGGCCTCGACCTTGAGATGCTCAAGTCCGCCATCGTAAGCGTGAAAGAAGCCCTGCGCGTGCTTGGTCTGGAACTCGATGCGTTCTTGGCCGCGCCATTGATTGCTTACGCATATGCCGAACGCATAACCCTTCCCCGTACCTTGTCGAAGGAGGAGTACCGTGCCTTCGATGCCATGGTGACTAACAAACTACAGGGGGAGATTGGTCATGGTGGAGAACAAGGAAGAGTTGTTGAAGTTGGCTGGCGAAGCCCTAAAAAAGATGCGCCCAACCCATCGAAAACTCGTGCTGGTAGGCGGTAAGAACAGCCGCAGAGAGCACGAAACAAACAAAGCCGACGCGGCCAGACTGGGCAATAAGGTTGTCTTCCAACGTCAAAGGAAGAAGGGGGATGCATGAACCGAGCCGCCATCGTTTGTGGTTTGTTGCTAGTTGTTGGGAGCGCACATGCATCCGATAGGATGGAAGTCTGCGCCAAGATGCGCGAAGGCTACGGGCGCACGTCTCCTGGCTATCAGGTGAACGCCATCGTCACGACAGGGCAAGAGTTGGCTGCGAAGACGAACGACTACACCGACTATCGGATATATGCCACGTATGTGGTGATCTTTTGGGCGTCGGGGCAAGCCACCGTCATCGAAATGCAGTTCCCGTACATCACTGCCATCCCTTCGCAGGGGATGGATCAAGAAGGACGTACGTGGGAAGTGGGCCAGTTCACTGGAATCTGCATCTAGGTCAACTCGACACGAATGCATCCTAACCCCGCTCCGGCGGGGTTTTTCATGCTCGCGTTAAATTACTGAACTACATCGTTTCATAAATATATAGCCATACCTATTGACTCTGCGCATAGGTGCGCCTATATTCCTCCCATCCCCGGCCACCCCGGGAAGGGAGAGGAAGGACATGGTCAAGAACAGCAAGCAGTCCTGGGAAGTCGGTGAGGCCGTCAAGGTTGGCTTCCTCACCCTGATCGTCTGTGCCAAGGTCGCCACCCCAGGCGACTTCATGCCAGATGCCTACGCCCTGTCCAACGCGGCAGGAAGCGCTTTCTACCGGTTCGTGCCCCACAACGGTCTGACGCGCGTCTCGTCGCTGACCGAAGCGATGGAGGCCTGAGCCATGCACCAACAAGTCGAGTTCCAGGCTGTCCCCTCGGCCACCGTAGCCGGCCAGTGGATCGGCGTCGTGCTGGACGAGCAGGGCCGCGTCCTGACGCGCACGGGGCTGACGTACGACACGAGCGACCAGGCGCGCTTCGGGGCTCGGATCAAGTGGCTGGGTCGCAGCCGTGAGCTGCAGGCGGCGCGGGGAGCGGCGGCATGAGCGCGCGCGTGGATGTGCTGGCACAAGAGATTCGCAGCGTTGACGCCTCGCATTCGATGGGCTCAGGTCGCCTTGCGGAAGCCTTGATGCCATTTATCGATCGCGAGTTCGTCTCCCGCGCCGCCGTGGCCGAGCTGATCGAAGCGGCAAACGCATCGCTGCAGGCCAGCCCGTCCGGCGCACAAGTTAGCGCGAACCTGCGACTTATGGACGCCCTCGACCGCATCGGAGATGCCGCATGAACGCCTTCCCCTGCCAGTCCGACGTCGGCGGCCGCCTTCTCGACCAGATGGCCGACGAGGCGATGCGCGAGGAACAGCGCGTGGCCGCTCTCGGCGAGATGATCGAATCCTCGTACTGGCTGCGCAAGTGGCACCGCGAGGACGACAGCGAGCGCACGGTCACGACGTGCTGCGAACTCGGCCTTCTGCTGATGCTGAGCGACGGCCTTCCGTATGGCGATAGTGAGCGCGCGGACGGTCAACGCGAGGACTTAGCCGCGCGCCATTCGATCCTGCGCGATTGCTTCTTCGCGTGGGCCACCGCTGGCAAGCCGTCGCACCTGGATCGCTACCAGGAGTGCGGCAGGCTGACGCGCGAGGCGGATGACATGGAGGACGAGGCATGAGCGCGCCCGTGGATGTACTGGCGGTAATGGACGAAGCCATCGTCAGCATGGGGATGTTCAAGCTTGGACCCGACAAGCTGCGCGAAGCCCGCGCCGCCGTGGCCGAGCTTGTCGAGGCGGCATCAGCAGTACAGCAAGACTTGCCGCACACAACGACGGCTGGCCCGACTGAGATGGTGCGCCGAGTTCTCCGGTTCCGGTCAGCCCTCGCCCGCATCGGCGGTGCTGAATGAACCCGACGCCCCTCCACCGTCGCGCCATCCGGGACTACGACGAGATTCGCCGCATGGCTATCGAGACCACGGAGCGCGACGCCATCATGCGCGAGCCGCAGCCGCCAGAGCCGTGCAACTTCTGCGCCCCGGATGAGCTGAAACCGGCTCCGGATAAGTTCGCTGAGCTCGCCCAGGTGCTGGGCTGGTACTGGCTGGCGTGGCTGATCGCGTTCACGGGGCTGTGCGTCGTTTCCGCGCTGGTGGCCGAGATGGTGGCGAAGCCATGAGCGCTCTCGTCGTGGTCTTCCCTCGCGGCCAGCTATCGCCGACGGACAAAGGTCGGCTCACAAAACACGGCATTGTCGCCATCGAGGCTGACGATCCGAGCCAGGTACGCATGTTGTCTATCGAGACGTGCGGTATCGCCTCGAACGATGTTCTGCGCGCATCGCTTTTCGCTTTGGCATCAGGAAAGGTCGAAACATCCTTGGGCCAAATCACGGAAGCCGGCCGTCAGAACGCGGAGTTCGTGAAGCAGCTCTCCAAGGCGGTGCAGCCATGAGCGGTTATTCCGACCTCACCGTCTACGAATCCGAGGCGGAACGCCACGCCGTCTGCGCAGAACTGGCGCGGATGCTGCGAATCGTCCCGCTCAACCTTTCGCCGGCCACGTCCGATCCCGGGCGCAACCCCCTCCCTGCGCCTGCGGGCGTGGTCGGCGAATCCTCTACTCAAGGAGTTATCGCATGAAATTCGAGATCAAGAATCGCTGGTCGGGCAATGTGCAGTTCGCGTGCGAACTGAGCGCTGAGATTGCCGACAAGTCATATGGCTTGCGGCTCGGGTTTGCGGTGCGTGAAGCGATCAAGGCCGACGCCGACCTGACCGGCGCCGACCTGACCGGCGCCGACCTGACCGGCGCCGACCTGACCGACGCCGACCTGACCGGCGCCGACCTGACCGACGCCGTCCTGACCGACGCCGTCCTGACCGGCGCCGACCTGACCGACGCCGACCTGACCGACGCCGTCCTGACCGGCGCCGACCTGACCGGCGCCGACCTGACCGACGCCGTCCTGACCGACGCCGACCTGACCGGCGCCGACCTGACCGGCGCCGACCTGACCGGCGCCCACGGCGTCTCTGCGCCCATCATTCCCAACATCGACGACACGATCCTCTCGAACATCAATGCTCCTGGGTGTTCGCTGGACATGTCGCGCTGGCATGTTTGCGGCACTACGCATTGCCGCGCCGGCTGGGCCGTGCATCTGGCCGGCGAAGGCGGAAAAGCTCTGGAGGATCGCATCGGCACCGGCGCTGCGGGAGCGCTGATCTACCACGCCAGCGCAGGCTACATCCCCAACTTCTACGCGGGCGACGCGGATGCGATGGAGGACATCGTCGCGCATGCCACGCAGCAGCGGGGAGGGATGTCGCCGTGAGCATCATCACCCATTCCTGCCGCGTCCCTACCGCCGACCAGCGCCGCGCGCAATGGGCCTACCGCTACTACGCCGCGGGGTTGCATCGCACGCAGCCCAAACCGCGCATCCGCGTGAAGCCGCGCATCCGAATCATCAACACCGAGCGCGGCGGCAATCCGCGCGGAGATGAGCAATGAGCACTACCCGCATCTACGTCGTCACCGACTCCGAGACCGACGCCAAGCGTCTTGTCCGCGCCGGCAGTCGTGCCCAAGCCATTACCCATGTGTCGCAGCGCTTCGGTGCGGCCGTGGCCACGCAGGAGCAGTTGGTGGCGCTGCTGGACGACCAGGTGATGGTCGAGACGGCGACGACGGGAGAGCAGTCGTGAGCCGCGTATTCACTCTGGACGTCGCGGGCAAAACCGAAGTGACCTCTGAACTGGTCGCCAGGCTGTTCTGGGAGATGAGCAGCGATGAGCAAATCGAATTCTTCGCAGCACTTGAGCGCATGGCTGGCGTCGATCTCTGCTTCCAGATGGCGTACGTATGCGCCGAGATGTACGACAAGCCGAACCAGGACGCACAGAATGGCTTCCAGACGATGCTGAGCCACGCCAAGGACTTCGCTGAGTATGGCGTGGAGCATCGGCATTGGTTGGCCAAGCGCGCCATGCAGCGAGACGCAGATCGCGCTCGCACACTTCTTGGGCTTGCGTCATGAACGCCCAACTCGCCCCCGCGTCTATCACCGGCCTGTCCACCTACGCCCCTGGCATCTACCCCGACGTGCCGGCCGAGGTCTATCACCGGCGGGAGTTGGGCATCGTGAACAACGGCGCGCTGAAGATCCTGAGCGGCAAGACGCCGGCGCACTACCGGGCGTGGGTGGACGAAGTTGTTGAGGAAACCGAAACCGAGACCGCCGCCAAGACGTTCGGGAAAGCGCTGCATTGCGCCGTGCTGGAACCGGAACTGTTCGAGCGAACCTACATCATGGCGCGCGAACACCCGCTCAATCGGGTGAGCGACCGTCTGCGCAACGCCAAGAAACCTAGCCAGTCCACGCTCGATGCCATCGCCTATTGGGACGCGTGGCAGCGCGAGATGGGCGACAAGATCGAGATCAGCGCTAAGG